TAAATGGATACTGTTCCATCTCAATTACTGGCTTCTTTTTATGTATTGTTATAGCTTCCACTATCTTTTGACCTATCCATTATATAATAAAAATATATTTTTGTCAACCCTTTGTTTAACGGGTTAAACTTAACTTACTTGTAAATTTTTTACATACAGTACAAAAAATATCCCTACCTCTACTTCTCACTAAAGTCTTATCCGCCCCACATTTAGGGCAGTCAAATTCAGATGGCACAGGTTTAAATTTAGGACGTAAAACTATTCTCTTATTACATGTAGGACAAGTCCAATGTATTTTAGTTGCATGCATCACATTTAAACAATCAGGACAAATTTTACCTGAATATTGTTTTTGATCTACATCTTTAGGTACTATAAAATCAAAGGTTGTTTCTGTTGTATCTTTCCTTTTAGTATCCACTTGTGATAATTTGGTGATTCTATCCATGTTTCTCTATCCTCAATATCAAACCAAATAAATCCAAAATGTACAATTCCACTAACTTGTCGAGATCCGTATTTTGATCCCAATCCTTGCATTCCAGGTAATATAAACCCCTGCCAATTAACATCTTCCACGTGAAAGAAATAATGTACATGTCCTCGAATAAATATATCTACATTAGGCTGTGCATTATCACATTCTTTATGTACTAAATTCCACAGCCATTCTTTACTTAATGCCGCACCTTTTCCATGTGGTATAGAAGTATTTGCAATTTTATGTTTTAAATCAAAAGTAACTCCATTAATTTGTGGCCATTCTTGACTTGAGATCGAAACTGCTTTAACTTCCTTAGCAATATCTCTTTCAAAATCTGTTATAATTCCGGTATGATAAGGAGTTCCATATACCATTACAATCTGATCAGCATCAACATATCTAACTGTCTCAACAGCCATTTCAACTTGATCATGTAAATCAGGAGTAATTAATTCTGATCCACCACTACTTGTTCCTGCCCCATCAACAGCGTCCCCTACATAAAACAAAAAATCAATCGGTTTTAAACTATCAATCTTTGCAGCCCATTTAGTCCAAAGTTCACTTCTAAGATCAGCCCATTTATCATACGTTAAATTCCCCCACCATTTTGGCGGTGTTAATCCAGCTCTATGCCCAGCATGCCCATCACTCATAACTAAAATCCGCTTGCGTTTCATAAAATCTCCACTTACAAGTTATCATCTAGGACAGTCTTTTAACTGTTTTCGCGTTAAACTCAATTTATTCAACCATTCCCACGTATCAGGATATTCATTTTTATCTTGATACTGTCGCAGAATTTCTTTAGTAGATTCCTTAGGTCTTGGAAAGCAAGGACATACTTGAGATCGTGTACTACAACCCGTCCACAGGATTATCTGTATAATCACTAGAAGCCACATCAGCATTTTCCTTAAGTTTTTCATTATCCTTCTCCGCTTGCTTTTCTCTAGTCTGAGACTTGCCATATTGAATTGCTAGAAAAACTATAGTAATCAATACACCAAACCCCAGACCAATCGTAGCCAGTAAACTCATTTATTTAATCTGCTTAGTTGCTTTTACTCGGCCATAGATTGCAAATACTGAACCACCGGCAATGATAATTGCATAAACAGCATCTACAAAAGCAGCCTGATCTTCAACTCCAAAATCAAGATTAAATGCTTTAAGTACTATCGCCAGTACTGATACCATAGAACCAATTATTGCTTTACTCTGCCACCATTTCTTTACTGAAATTTCCATTTTCGTCTCCTTTATTTAATGTTTTGGATAAACTTTTAAAATTCCTTCATTAACTTTATCCCAATTTCTCGTATCAAAATGAAGCCAAGAAACATTCATCTCAATACAAGTAATATATTGAAAATCCTCACAATAAGGATCATCTAAAATCGTCTGTCGTATTACTTCAACACTTTCATCAAGTGGTGTAGGATCAAAAGCTCGAAACCATTTATGCATAGAGAGATACGATAGACCTTTATAGTCTGGAGGTCGATAACCTTTATGAATATTCGGCCCACCCCATTGCCAATTATTCATTCTCATCCTCCCATATCGATCCCTTAACCTCTGCAATGTCCAAAGAGCTTTATAATCAAAACATTGCCATACTTTACTTTGAATATCCTTCCATTTATCAAACATATAATTTGGAATCAGTTCTTCCAATATAAAATTTTTTGGCTGATATATCATAATTAATCCTTATTAGTATATTCATACCACTGCATATTAAAGTTAATAGAACCTGCTGCAGTTGCAGTTGCTCTTAATACATACAAAGTATTTTGTTTTAAAATAACTTTTTTAGCCTCTCATATTTCTTTGCAATATTTAAAGCAACTTTTTTAGAAAATCCAATATCTCTAAGTCTGCAATAAATATGCATTGGATGTAAATAATGTTGGCATAAATTTCGTATTTTCATTTACCATCCAAAAGCTCCTTTTAATATCCAACCAAGTAAAGCAATAATAGGTAATGCATAAATAGTCCGTATCGCCCAAACAGCATTATCTAAATCTTTCTTCTTAGCAAATTGTTTTTGACATGTTTCAACTTGTATTTTATAATTATTTCGAATTTCAATATCTGAATCACAGGATTTATTATACATATCATGTAGATAATCAAACAATGTTAACAGTTTACTATCAGTATCATATCCTTTAAACGTGTCTCTATCAATCCCATTTGCCATAACTAAATGTTTTCTCCTTAAATATTTAATTTATAATCAAAAAGTTGTAAATCTAATAAATACATATCCTCAACTCGTTTAATAGTTTCTGGATTTGTATAATATTTTCTATAATCCTCATGCTCTGTTTTATTAAGATGTTTCAGATCCAGCAATTTTACACAAGCCTTCTTTTGCAAAAGATCCCAATCTTTTTTCAATCTCTCAAATCTACCTATAAAATCTACAAAAATTTTAGCTTCCGCGTCTATCACAGATGGCCAATAAGGATAAATATGCTCATTTCCAGGAAATATTTCCTCAACAGCTTTTACAAAATCATCAAAACTCATCTCACGATTAAACCATGAAGGAAATCCAAAACCATTCCTATTTAAAATCTTCTGTTGATAACAACTTACAAGTCTATCAAAAGGATTTCTTACAAAAATAAAAGTAAAATGAGTTTTATGTATCTTCCTTTTCCAAAAATCAAACATAGAAATTTCAAAAGGTCTTAATGCTCGATGTACTGGCCCAGATAATTTAAGACATCTAGTCATCGCTTGTGCAATAGATGTCCCACCCACTTTTGGAGTCTTACAATATGCTAATTTTAAATCGTCTAAAACAATCCAGGGTTTAAAAGTATACATTATCTCCGCCTCTCTGCATATTTCTGCATCCTTGCATAATCCTTAACAAATATTCTAAGCTCTTCATCATTCGTATCTATCAAATCAGCTCCTGCAAGTTTATTTATATAATCCCCAAAATCTTTAATAGTATATCTCCTAATAGGTGTATGTACAACATAAGGCATCATCGTAACATCATCCTTCCCATTAAGATTAAAAAATAATTTCACAGCTTGACGATTAAAAACCGAAGCGATAGCATCCATCCACCCTTCAAGACATAAATAAAACATATCCGTCTGTTCTTCAGCTAACGCATAAGATCCCGTCCTTTCCATCCCTAACATAATAAACTGAGCCAACACCGTAACAGCCATTTCTTTATTATATCTATTAATAACCGAAACAGTATCAAACTGTCTTGTTCCAGGAGACGCTATCAACTCAAATTCCCATCCATAAGGAACTACTAATCCATCTTGTTCATCCCTTCTCACATTGGTAACAAGCCTTTTAGCTGCTGTAATAGCCGCTGCGGTTTGAGTATCATCGTCTTGCATATTGATTCCTTCAGGCAATTTCACCATTGGCAACCCTGTGAGATCCCTCTCAATACCAATCCCTTCAACTTCTTCAATATATTTTTTAAAAAACCATGGACGATACGCATTTCTTAAAATAGACCTTCCTTCAGGATTACCGCCCGCATGCTCAGTCTTAAAATGCACAGATTTAGACAATGGAATATAATACTCTTGATAATCAGGCGCAGGACGCTGAAACATCCCATATAAATTCCCAGAATCGTCTAAATCCCACCTATCCATACTCTTTTGAGCGCGAAATGCAAGTTTTTTCCATGATATTCTACCATTTTTCTCCTTTTTAAACACCTGTTCAAACCAACTCCATCCATAAATTGTCATTGAAATTGCGTCAGATATAAAATCATTCCAAGAGTTTCCCATATCATACATCGCGTCTCTCAACATATTAGCATCTTTCTCCGAACCTCCTTTAGGTACTTCAACATCCCACCGAGCTTCTCGAAATATCTGCTTAATTGCATGCATAAAAGCCCCGATAATTGGATCATTATCACTCATTTCTCGATATGTTCTAATACCATCCTGCCCTCTCAATTCCGACAGAAATTCTTCAAACATATTTCCAAAACTATGATCCATTCCCGATCTTCCAACTTCTAACTCTCTATAACTTCTTCTACCCATGTAATGCACCCCATCTATTTGATATCATCGTATCTCTCACCCTTCCGTCACCTACATGCAATAACGGATTTCGCTTTTCTAAACTATCATTAAAATCATTTAACATCGTTGGTATTACCAACGGATTAAATTTATCCACACAACTATCAGCATCCAAAAACGCGTATACAGTAGCATCTGTAAAGTCAGGGGACGGCTTGTTGCGCTTTTGCATATCTTCTTTTGATTCTATTTGGATCTTACCGTTGACGAGTTTGTAGCGCATGTCTATTATTTCATCAAAGAGTTCGTCTGGCCAGGATTTGCAGCATATTGAAGGCATAAGATTTTTAAACTCCCAGTATCCCTGCGCTCGAAGATTAACATACCGTGATTTTTTAGTTTCAGAGGGAGATGCTTGACCTATTATCGGGCGGAATACTTTTGGATATACTCTAGACAGACTATCAAAAATAGGGCCTCCAATACCATTAGCATCAATCTTCACAACTTCAGGTTCGTATGCATGCACAAGGTCTAGTATCCACTGAGTTTGCTCGACAGCATCCACCGTAGTTCCTGTAAGCACCTTCCATTTATAATCAAGAATCCTCAACCCTTTTCGAATACACACTGTTGTTTTTGCTGTGGTGCGCCCGATATCAATCCCCATTTCTACAGGAGTCCGATCGCCCCGCATATCTATAACATCATTAAACTTCATCATTTCAATATCAGCATATGCAAATAAAAGTTCTATATCAGAGGATGGAAAATCCCCAAGAACTTTAATACGATATATGGGATGATCTTCTCCATACATCGCTTTCATCATAGTTATATATCTTTCTTCAACAAACTTGGAATCAAGACATGACACAGTTTTTAATTTGTAAAGCCCTGCAAGTTTTGGATGAGTAAATACAGCATGAAAATACCCTGTTAATCGGGTCGGGTTAGCTGCCAGAATAGCGTATGTATTATCCGAAGAAAGTGCTCCTTCAATAGCTGGGAAAATTTCATCAGGCACACCAGAAGCTTCATCAACCAGATAAAGCAATTCACCACTGTCTCTTGAAGCGTGAAATCCTTGAAGACCTTCAGCCACTTTTCCTGATCCCGTAACCCTAGCAGTCCGAGCAATAGCAAACCATTCACCTTCATATCCTTTAACCGCAATCTTTCTTTGCGTCCAAGACATCATATTCTTAAGATAATCAGATCTATTTATATTTGTATAATGTTTCTGCCAGAGTAAATCTTCAAGCTGATGTTGGCTTGGCGCGGTGGATGGTATAATAGAAAAAGGTTTTGTTCCAAGAAAATGCATGGTAGCAAGTGACAGCCACTCCGTTTTCCCAACTCCCGACCCAGCTTTTACCGCAATGAATCTATCCCGATAAAGATTCTCAAACGCCTCCGTTTGCCAGTCGTCACACTTCACCCCAAGCATATCCCAACAAAAATCTACGGGATTCTCTGCATAATGCCTTAATGCTTTTTTAGTGAGTTCTGCTGTCATTAGTTTAACCCGTTAAACATAGTCAGTTATAATAACTTAAAAGATACTTTATAACTGCTACTGTCCATCCATTACCAATTAGTTGATATCTTATCTTATCAGGCACGCTTTTTGTATAATCATCAGGAAGTGTTTGTAACCTCTCACATTCTTTAGGAGTTAATAATCTTGAAATTTGAACATCATCAACATTCTCAACAATACGTGTTCGACGGCTTGTATCCATCATATTCTTTAAAGAACCACCCTTCCAGTAATTAGCATCAATACAATAACTTTTAGTATCTAAAGCCTGTCCAGATTCTAATACATCTTGTAATTGAATACCTAAATCTCTAGGAACTGTTAGACATGAAAAACTATGCCAATAAAATCTCAACCTTTTTTGTGCAGATACTAAAGCACTATCAATAGGTTGTCCTTCAATTTTTAAATAATATGAAATAAGATGCAACCACTCTTCTTTCATATTAACATTTTCAAATAAAAAATGAGATCTATCATAATATTTAACAATTTCTACAAAATCAAAAAATAATGAACTTCTAGGATCTTCAAAACCATCTTGATTCCCCATTTTACTAAAACCTTGACAAGGCGATCCTCCAAGAATTAAATCAATCTTAGGTAAATCATGAGTTTTCCACTTACGTATATCTCCTAATTGAATAATGTTAGGATGATTTTTATTCGCTATTTTAATCGCATTTTCATCAATCTCAAATGCAAAATAATTATCAATCTCCCATCCAAGTTCTTTTATAGCCTGTAAACCACATCCTATTCCATCAAAACAACTAAGCACATTCATAGGAATCCTCCAAATCTCGTTCTGAAGGGGATGGGAGCATAAGTGGAGAGGAGGCAACTCCACTGCTCCCATCCTGAGAGGGGCCAGCGTTGGATGGTTCCTGCTCGGCATCAGGATCGCTCGCCCCATGCTTTTCTCGATAAGCTTCTACAACGAGATCAGCGATATTAACATGACCGACTATTTTCTTCTCAGCCTTTTTAGACCCGCCTCGATCCAACAAGTCCCAAATTGATTTTAATTGATCTTTAGTAGAAAGTTGCCGTCCTTTTAAAGTGCCTGTCTGAGCCGCCTCAATTGCAAGATTTACCATCTCCGCTTGGACATCCTCGATTACCTCCATCGCGTCCGCCCGTTGCTCTAAGAATTGCTGATGCAACTTCTCCGACTCCATTTCCAACCTTGCTGCAAACGTGGGGTCGCTTTTTAGTACCGACAAGCGTGATTCGCTTACTCCGAGTTCTAGACATATTTCCTGATCCGTCTGGCCTACTAGCATCCTCCTGATTATATCCAGATGCCTTGGTTTCAGTTTCTTCAACATCCTCTATCTTCCTTTTCAAAAAATCAAAATCATCGTATTTACTCATCCAATCCCTCGCGCCTCCCAACACTATCAAAACTATTTCAACTCATTCTTACACATCATAACACAACCCCGCCCAAAAGTCAACCCATCTATTCGATAGCTTTGATAGCCTAGTTTGAAAATTTTGGTGGATTTAGAAAAGGTTGTCTTGACCGTCAAAAATCAATCCTTGCATTTTCCAGGATTGACGGTCAGGAAGAGAAGTGACAATGATTTGACATTATGTGCCAATATTCCGTTGATTGAAATATTGGCACGAGGGTTGCAAGGTGTTAGAAGTTTGACACAAGGGCATGTTTTTTGACATGCCGAACAAACTTGCCAGTAGGCGGTACAACTATTGTTGTAGGTTTTTTGACTGTTATGAAATTGGTCCCTCTGATTATATTGTTGCAATAGCGATTGTTACTAGGGAACAATTCCAAGGCTTTTTTGTTTGCAATGTGAATAGGTAATTTTCCCCTTGCCATTTTTCTGTACTTAATCCGTTGGCAGAGATTGCACATAGTTTTATTCCTCCTTAAAAGCTTGTATTAAGGTATTATCAATTAAGCTTTCAAAGCTTTCATTGACACCGGTTTGACAATACATAAAGCTTTCATAGTCAAATATCTCCTTAAAATGTTCAACCTCCAATTGCTTTAAAATTTTGAAGTCCTGCGGCTGTAATCTATCTCCGGATTCTGATAATGTATCATATAGATACTGCAATCTAGCTATTTTATTTTCAAGTAATCTTTTATGTAATTTTAGCATAGTTTTATTTTCCTTTCATTGCTTGCAAGTAACAAAATAATTAATTACCTGCAAGCAATTATTTAAAGATTAATCATTGTCAAGATACTTTCCAAACAATTTTTCCGACTCAATTACCATAGGATGGGTAGGATTAACCTTTGCAAGCTTGCCGATAAGCTTAAGTTTTTTCTGTAAATTTGATGTTTTTGCAATTTGTGCCAGAACACTTTCTTCTGTCTCTTCTGTCCTGATACCATTTTTTGCGTCCGATAACGCTTGCCGGTTACGTAAAGCGATATCTTTTTTGGTAGCATTGGTTTTGAACCATTTTAAGCCTTCGTCCGTCTCTTTCACAGTTTTAACTTCAATACTACCTTTAAAAACAAGATCCTTATTCTTAACACTTCCCGTGTATGCTGGTATCAACCATTTATCATGTGTTTTGGTTTCCGCGATTTTTTCTTTAGGAAATTTTTCAATCTGTGGTGTGTTTGGTTCCAATGTTTTTAAAGTTTTTTCTGTCATGATAATTTTCCTTTCAAATTTTAAATGTTAAACAAACAAACAATAGCGATAGCCAGTAAAACAATTTTAATTACGTCAATTATCAGTTTTATTATTAATCACCTCCCTTTCTAATATAGTTGCAAGGTATTTATCCTTGAAAACTATATGTAACAAGTTAACAAATTTTTTCAATTAATAACCCCTTGCTTTTCTTCAATTTACAGTACATAAGTTTTCCATGTCTGCGGTAATTGTAATGTCCTTTCATTGCCTGTGTATGATTAGTGTCTAACCACCATTTTACAGGCTTTGAAGTTACAACAAACATGCCTTTTTCATAGGTAATACTTGCAACAGAATTCTTTTTAATAATGTCAAAGCCAAAACCTGTTTTTGTAGTAAAACAATAATACTCGCCAAAAATTTCTGTTATATCATAATATGCTTTTGTCTCAGGTATTAATAAAGTTTTCATATTTAACCTCTTTCTATCTGTTTTATGAGAAATTTATTCCTGCAATCTGATTTATGATAGCTTTTTAATATGTTAAGCAATCTATCTGCTCCAAAATATTCTTGGAATTCTTCTAAGGTTTCAGGAACATTAATTACTTCACTCCCTATAACCCGATTTTTAATACTGTAAATCATAACATCTTTTTTCATGTTTAACTCCTTCTTATTAGATTGTTTGTTGTTACTGCTTATTGGCTTTAAAATTTTTCCCTCAAGGTCAGTGTCTGGTAAACAAGTATTTAGCAAAAATTTTTATGTGCCGAATAAACTAAATTTTCAAAGAACCATAAAACTAAGTACTATTCTACTCTTTTTTTATTGCCTGTCAACAATATTTTGCAATTATTTTTTTGTCTGCAACAATTTTTATTTCAAGATATTTTATACTTGCAAGTTTAGCCTGAAACATTATTTTAATTTCTTTTATGTTTACAAAAATATTTGGCACAGGTATTGCATAAATTCCTGCCCGTTTGTTTACCTGTTAAATTTTTGACACAATGACAAATTGCTGACAGTATGTAAAACTTTACTAGTAAATCTTTTCATATGTCAATCTTTTGACAATGTTAGGATTCTGGCACTATGTAAAATTTTTCTAGATGTTTTTTTGACACCCTCCCCTTCCTGGAAGTTTTTAGGATTTTTGCTGTGCTCTATTCCTGCGTGTACCCGCCCAAAAAACCTGGATCATGTCGGGGTCGGGGTCGGCCTCGGCCTATTTTAATGTCGGGATCATAGTCGGGGTCGGAGAGGGTTAAGGGATGCTTTAAAACAACAACACGGGCGGATCATCCGATCAGTCGAAGTCGGGATTGGTGAGTGGCCGGATGATCCAATGATTAGAAAGTGGGAGGATTATTTCTTTTCATCATTCTTTTTTAAACATATCAAAAGGATTGAATTCTTTGTGTGTAGATATAGATTCTAATTTTTCCTGAATCCTTTCTTTAGTAATTTCCTCTATTGTTGCTTTAGTTGCAAGTTTCCGAGCTTTTGTATTAGAGCTTTGAGAATATTCAGTATCTTCATTAATCTTTGCTTGTAATGCTTTTGGAGAATCTAAACTAGTATGATAACAATCCATACATAGAAAAAAGAATTGATCCATATACCACACATCTCGGTATTGATTGATGTCAGTAAACGTGATATTGCAAAGGATGCAAGTTTTCTGATTCGCTTTAGGATCTTCATATTCCGGTTGTTTACTAAGCACTCGAAAACATGATGTACACACAATAATCTCTTTCATTACTGGATGTTTATATCTATGTCCTATAGAATAATAAGATTTACCTTTTTCAGGATACACTTTCCTCTCTAAATTTTTTCTGCAAATACGACATCTTTTTGTCTTTGACATGATGGCCTCCTTATACTTTGTTTAGTTATTTCAAGTAGTTATAACACAAAAGCCTTTCTTTGTCAAGGTAAATTATTGAAATTCCTAAACATTGTTCTAACTCCTTAATATTCCTAAACATTTAACACCAAAACCTATAACCCTTCAATATTCCTAAACATTTTCCCAGTTATCTGGGTAGCAGTCCTCGCTTTGTTTAACCCGTTAAACTTACCCATCCTCCCTCTGTTAGCGTTATGCTGTATGCGTTAGCATGTATGTATTTTTTTTTTTTTTTTTTTTTTTATTTTTTTTTACATACATAAAC